ACACCGGTTCCACCCACGGAGTTACCACCACGGCCACCCGTACCATCGGCCAAGGCAGTAGCACCACCGCCACCGCCACCGCCACCACCACCGGCAACAGCTATTACAGCCCCACCTGATATGCGGATAGCACTGGCACCACCACCAGAGCCACCCCTCGCAGAGGAGGAAGTTGAGCCGTCCCCTCCTGCGTTACCTTTTGCCCCGTTGTAGACCTCTAGGACAGTCCCAGAAGTCAGGCCGGTAAAGCTACCACTTAAAAAGGCACCAGCACCGCCCGGACCACCATCCTCTGTGCCAGAAACAGACCCTGTGTGACCACCACCGCCACCACCGCCGGGACCCCACATCTCAAAGGTGTAGAGGAGTCCGGTAGGTGCAGAAGCACCCCCCATCATTAACATTTGCATCATGGACATTAGCTGATTCCTCCCCCGGTAACTACAAACACGTCTGCATCTGTTACGTCTTTGACGCAGAGAATGGTACACACCCCGTACTCTGCCAAGGTTAAGTTCCCCGTTGTGGTCGTACCTGCAAGACGCAGAGTGCAGTTCGTACCCTGTGTTATGGTTTGACTAGCACCAGAGTCATTGTAGATGGACACTGCGTCACCCACTTGGAAGACGTTGGGGTTTACCGTGATCCCACCGGTGGTGATTGAGATATGAGTCCCTGCATCACCAATGACCAGAACATAGGCTGCTGTCTTGGTTGTCTGTGGGATATCCCGAAGGTTCCCGGTGCTGTCTGACACGGCCACGAAGGTAGGACTGTCCGTAGTTGCTACACCTTGGTCCAGAGCCTTGACGGAAGCAATGGCTGTTAGCTCTGAGTCCATCAAAGCACCGGCTGCGGTTACGTTTGTTGAATCCGTTACATCCGCAGAGGCTTCGACTCCGTTCAACTTGGTAAGCAGGGTATCGGTCAGGTTGTTGGTGTCAGCCTCGGCAAACAGGGAAGTCTTAATCTCTGCCCCCGTCTGGTCAGCTGTAGCCCCTGTCTCGATACCTGAGAGCTTAGTGAATTGTGCATCAGTAAATGCGTTAAGTTCAGCCTCGTAAGCTGCTTTAATCTCTGCCCCTGTCTGGTCTGCTGTAGCCCCTGTCTCGATACCTGAGAGCTTAGTGAATTGTGCATCGGTAAAGGCGTTAAGTTCAGCTTCGTAAGCTGCTTTAATCTCTGCCCCTGTCTGGTCAGCTGTAGCTCCGGACTCAATACCGTCCAGCTTGGAGCCGTCCGTTGTGATGTTACGCCCGTCCACGGTCCCCTCAAGGTTGGCCACAAGTGTCCCTGTGGTAACTGTAAGGTTTCCTGTAGTGGCTCCGGTAAATGTCCCGGTTCCTACTACGAACTTGTCAACACTTTCGTCCCAACCGATGAAAGCATTGTCCGAGGTTCCCCGTTCAATAACAATACCAGCATCATTTACAGGAGCTGCTGCGGTGTTACGGGATAACTCAATCAGGGAGTCGTCTACTGTCAGGTTTGCAGTGTCTAGGGTTGTTGTCGTACCGTTTACGGTAAGGTCACCTGAGAGAGTCAGGTTCACGAAGCCCGGACTATCCGTCGTTGCTACACCTTGGTTTAATGCCTTGACTGAGGAGATAGCCGTTAGCTCTGAGTCCATCAAAGCACCGGCTGCGGTTACATTTGTTGAATCCGTAACATCTGCTGCGGCCTCAATCCCGGCAAGCTTTGATTTCTCTGTGTCGGTGTAAGCATTGGTGTCCAACTCAGCTTCGTAGGCAGACTTAATCTCTGCCCCTGTCTGGTCACCTGTTGCCCCTGCTTCGATACCGTCCAGCTTGGAGCCGTCTGTAGCAAGGTCCCGTCCGTCTACCGTACCGGAGACTGCGATATTACCAACAACGTCCAGAGACTCAGTAGGAACAGCTTGAACGATACCAACCCGGTTATTAATGGAGTCAACTTTGATGGTGTTGGTGTCTACCGTAAGTCCTGCAAAAGCAGGGCTATCCGTAGTTGCTACACCTTGGTCCAGAGCCTTGACTGAGGAGATAGCCGTTAGCTCTGAGTCCATCAAAGCACCGGCTGCGGTTACGTTGACGGTATCGGTTACATCTGCGGAAGCTTCTACACCAGCAAGCTTTGATTTCTCTGCATCGGTGTAGGCGTTGGTGTCCAACTCAGCTTCGTAGGCAGACTTAATCTCTGCACCTGTTTGGTCAGCTGTGGCATTGGTTTCCCCGGTGTACCCGAGGTCTGACAGGAGCATGGTCCGGGTAGCAAGTGCTGTGACGTGTCCGAAATCATCAAGGTCTACGTCGGAGACTACGTCTGCACCAGTCAGGGCAGTAAGGGAAAGCTGAGTAGAAGTGTCAGCATGGGAAATTGTGCCGGTTGTGGTGACAGGGCCACCCGTCAACCCGGAGCCCGTAGCTACAGATTCAACCGTACCTGTACCCAGACCATCGGCTCCCCGAAGGTCCCCGGTGACAAAGCCAAGGCCATCTGTAGAGGCAAAGGTAACAACACCGGTGGAAGCATTGTAGGAGCCTCCGGTAAAGCCAGTCCCGTTTGTTCCGTCTGTTCCGTTGGTGCCATCGGCTCCCCGAAGGTCCCCGGTAACAAAGCCAAGGCCATCTGCGGAGGTGAAGGTAACAACACCGGTGCCTACTGAGTAGGAGCCTCCGGTAAACCCTGCACCTGTGGCACCTGTAGGACCCGTTGCACCAGTGAGACCAGTGGCCCCCTGAATCCCCTGATCCCCTTGGATACCTTGAGGACCTTGTGGGCCGGTGTCCCCAGTCTCTCCCTTGGGTCCAGAGGACTCTAGTACGGAGAGAGTGATTGGTGTGTCTAGTTCAGCAGTCCCTAAGACCAGCTCATATTTAGCCATCGTTAAGCCCTCGTAATATCTTTAACAACCTTGATTTTGAACGTCTCCGAAGATGCTACGTCCGAGTCTGGTTCGGTGATTTGAATGTCACAGTCATAGGTCCGGGTGGCCCATTCCGAAGTCTGTGTAGGGGTTGCTGTGAGGGTAAAGGTCCCCGTAGCTGCGTCGGTCAGGGTGTAAGTCAGGTTACCCGTGAAGTTGTCTGTCACTAGGAGGGTGTCTGTAGAGTCCCGGAGTTGGCTTGAGACAGTGTAACCCGTGATGTCAGTGGCTACCGAGTTAGATTTGAGTTGGAGGGAGAGCTCTAAAGTGTCACCCCTCTTGTGGACTATCGTGGTGGTCATGTCTGGTCCTTACGTAATGACTTCTACAGCTTCAAAAGAAATGCCGTAGGTGCTGCTTGAATTTATGCTCCAGTCCGAGACGGAGGTTTGAATACGAAATAAGCCCTTAGCATCGTCTACCACAACAACCTCAGAGAGACTTACCGTCCGTCTCACGTCTGGCCAAACCTCAAAAGTTGCTTCTCCGGAAACGTCGGAATCTGCTCTCTCCAAAACCTTGTGAAGTGTAGCAGTTAGGCCAGAGCCGAGTTGGATGTAGTCCCCGATTTCTAGGTAACCAGTTTGACTGACTGGCAGGCCTGAAAGATGGACCGAGTTCTCCCCTGCGGACATAGCCGAGGCAACCACCGGAGTCCCCGGAGTCGTAGAGGCTGTCCCTCTTGCTGTAGCAGCATTCGGGTCCCCGAGTAGGAACGTCCCAACTTGTCCTCGGAGGGACAGTAGGAAGGAAGCCCACTCTTCGGCCTTGTCCCTACGGGTGGACGGGATGGAAACAGAAGCTTCCCACCGTTGTCCCCCGTGCTGAACTACTTGCTGTTTAAGAGTGAAAGGGGATTCAGTAAGTGCCACAACATTCCTAGCACGTAGGGAAATACTCTCGATTCCGATAGTTGTGGGAGTGCTTAGTGGGTAAGTTATCGCCATTATCCAAAGACCTTCCGGATGCTTCCGCCTCTTTGACGGCTGTTAATAATACTCTGCTCCGTCATTTTGGCAATGCGTGGGGCTTCCTGTGCAATTATCTTCTTAACGGAGTCATCACCGTTGGCAGAGAAGCTAAACGTCTGGTTTATCACTACACCACCGGAGGAGGAGCCACCGTCCATAGCAACCCCTAGCTTACCATCTGACCCCCGTTTGAGGGGCAAGATAGCCTCCGGACCTGCTTCACCCATGACCCCAAGGGAGCCGTCTGTTTTGGTGAAGGAAGTTGCCCGGTTTACGACACCACCGTTTGCGTAGGCTTGTACTGTGGCAGAGCCTCCGGATACAGTCCCAATCTGTTGGGCTGTTCTCAGAGAGTCGTTGAGGGCAGAGTCTAATACCTCTTGACCATCGCCGATTTGTTCAATCATGTCCCGAAGCTTCTCTCCGAAGTCTATGAGCTTCTCCATCTTGTCCCCGTTCATTTCCAGAGCACCGGACATTTGTTCTTCGAGGATAAAGGTCACAACTTCAAGTGTGCTCTTAAGCTCCCGTGCGTTGGAGGTGTCTAGCTCCCCCAGTTCCTGAATCCGCAAGGAAGCTTCCTCTAGGGCGGTCATACGTTTGATTTCTTCGGCGTCACCGTAGGTGTGTCTACCGGCCTTTTTCATAAGCCGGAAAGTGTTGTCAAAGTTCTTGGCCAGCTTGGTCATTACCTTGTTGGCTTCCTCTGAGGATTCTATAAGGTCTTGCTTGAGGACAGTTTTTGCAAAGTTGCTAATCTCTGGACCAAGCCCGTCGTCAATAGCTCCCTGCCAAGACGCAAGGGAGGTGACTGCACCGTCCATAGATTCCCCTGCCTTTTCCACAGACTTCCCAAAACTTTCGAAAAGGTTGGTATTCTCAAGAATCATTGGTGCAAGGGCTACCAATCCGGCAATCATGGCGGGAACGGCAATAGCTCCAACGGGACCAAGGACACCGCCAAGTCCGGAAACCATGTCCCGAAAGGAGTCCATCGGCGGAGTACCTCCGGCCATCTGTTCGAACATCATTCCCAGAGACCCGGTAACTTCGTCACTTGCCTCCCCGAAGCTAAAGGTGTTCTTTGTCAGGTCACCACTGGGAGAGAAAGTAGAGCCCAAGTCAAAGGCAGAACCTCCAGTCTTTTCAGCAGAGCTCCCGAGTCCTTCAATGCTCTCTGTGGCCTTCTTAATCTTACCGTCGTCATCTACATCGATGACAAATTTAATGTCCGCCATGTACTTTCCTTATGAACATGTTGTCTAACCTCTTAAGGGAATCTATGTCCCTTGCAGAAATTGTGGCCTCTGTAAGGTGCTTCCAAGCCAATATCTCCCCGTAAGAGAGGGGGCTTGGACCACTGCTTGTGTACGTCCGGCCCATGCTCAAACTAAGAAAGGCAGACCAGACGTGACCTAGTAGACTAGGAAACTTTGGTCCTAATAGTCCCTTTGGAGTACGTCCGGTCTGCCTCTGTACTTGTCTCAGATGCTCTAGTTTTGAAGTGCCACTAACCTCGGCGTGTATATCGAAATACCAATCTGCGAAGGAAACTAGTTCCCCTAAGAGGTTGTGATAAAATTTTGGTGGTCTTCGACCGCCTTCTCTACTTGCTTTTTAATCCAAGGGTAGTTCTCATAAACTTCCTTGACCTTTGCCAGAGCAAACTTGGGGCAACCTCCGTCCAAGGTTATGTCCCATTCTTTAGTCACCTTCGAGACAAGCTCTAGGGAGGCATTGGCTAGGTAGGAAGCTTTACGAACCTTCTCCGGGTCCTGTTCAGCAAGCTTTAAGTTTGAGTCTGTCAGCTCGTACAGGGCCTTTTTGTATGCCTTGGTGTGTGGGAGCCAAATAGTGACGGTCATTTCTTCGTCTCTTCCGTCATTCATAAGAGCTTCCCCAGTCAGGGGATGCTTAAGAATAACCTCTAGAGTATCGGCTTTCGGAGCCAAGTCTTTCAAGTCCATGTCGAGTGTCCTTAGTTATCGGGTACAGATGTTAAAACGGAGAGGGGAACCACCCGACAAGTTCACCCCCTCCTACCGGCTTGCCGGATTCTATGCGGTGGTAATTGTAAGGTTGGTCCCTTCTGTAGCATCGTAAAGGGCTACGAACGGGAGGGAGATAATACGGGAAGACTCTGAGGAAACCGGTACGTTTGCACCGTTGATCTTAACCCGAGGGAAAAGGAACGTCATGCTGTTACCGGAAGGGTCTGCCACAGAAACTTCAATACCACTTTCCGTCTCGTTGATGAAACGGTTAATTAGGGTTGCGTCTTCAAAGTAGGCTGTGAGTGTGCCTTCTACAACTGCCTTACCGAACTCAAGGGCAGGGGCTGAATCATCACCGACTACAAAAGTAGGGGCAAAAGAGTTGCTTACGGAAAAGTCTACACTGGTAATGATAGCCAACGCAGAGGAAGCATCAATAGCCGTAACGCCATCGTCTGCGACCTTGATGTCACCGGAGTAGGCGTCAAAAGGCTCTGCGATAGTTGCGGCTGTTACTGTCTTAGGTGTCCCCGTGATGGTCATGTCTTTCCCGACCATGTCAAAGCTTGCAGTCACCATCTGGTTAGGCGCAATGGAAATGCCCATCGTGGAGGCAGTCATACCGGTAAAAATCCGGGACTGCGTAATGTCGTCTGCGTGGTCTTCGATTGAGAAGAACTTGGGAGTGGTCCCAACCTTGCAAATGTTCGTGGAGAACGAAGACAACATTGCCGATTCAATAAGTGGGTCAAAAGTGCCATTACGGAGGTCCACTGCAATAGAACCCGCAGTAGAACGGTTACCGTGACGGTCCACCCGGTCCATACGATCAGGCTGCATTTCGTTCCCAGAGACACGGTCCTTGGACAGGTTCAGGCTGTGGGAGTTGTACGGGAGGCTTGCAAAAGAGCCAGCCGGAGTAGTGCCGAAAGTTGTTTCGGTAAGGTAGGAAAGCCCCGAACGGGAACCCTGTGCAAAAGCCATCTTCTCTTGTCCTTAGTTGTAGATGTAAAACCCAATGTTCACGGGTACGTAATAAAAGGACCCCTCAATCCCTCCGGCTTCCCTCTCTGAGTAGTCCAGAGAGACCTTGTAGGTGGTGGGGTCTGTGTTGGTGTAGGAAATGTCCGTAGCAGACGGGAATGCGTCTAGTACCAAGTCCGCAAGGGTGTCAGCTGCACCGGGTCCCTCTCCCTCTGGGGAGTAACAGATAACCCGGAAGATTCCCTCGTAACGGTACTGGGGGTTTGTCCCCCGTACAGCTGGCTTACGTTCGGTGGGGATTAGTTGAGCTTCAACGAACTGTGTCCCTGCGGAACGAGAATACTTTAAGTTTTCGTAAGATATGTCTGGAATGCCAGAGGTCCCGGATAGTTCTGTTTCGAATGCTGCCCGAATGTCTTTGTAAATACTAGCCATGTTTCCTCCGAGCCTTAGCTATAACTGCTGAGTTCTTATTGACCTGTGCTGCGTGGGGTGCTCCGTTCACGAAGTAGAAAGTTCCTGCTGAAACCTCAACACCCTTCTTAAACGTCCACCGTTTCCGGAGCCCCTTAATGTCTTCAATAAGCTCCCCCAAGGCCCGGTTCTTTTCCGAGTTCTGGGAGACGGCTGGAGACTTCCCGTGGGAACTGTAGGACCTACGAGATAAGGGCTTGTCTGACAATGACCAAGACGTAACAAAGGCCCCGGTATCTACCGGAGAAGAGCTAGTCAAAGTCTGTGAGACTTCGTACAAGGAACGGGCCACACCTTCCTCGGCCATATCTCCCAGAGAGTCGATTTTCTCTTGGAGACTAGCTGAGATTTCTACCCGTGTGCTCGTAGTCATTAGCCGTCCAACTCACAAAGGTAAACAATAGAAGTTCCGCCGGTGTTGACGGTTTTCACACTAATGATTTCGCCTTGCCCTGTTACGGAGTCCCCTTCCTCTGGTGTGAAGCCCAAGTTGAGGGCAGACATTACGAGGGACTGGGAAGTCTTCAAGGTCTTAGAGGCGTCTGTGGAAGAGCCCACAGTGTTATAAACGAAACCGGTAAACCGGTAGGCTGTGCTTGCTGACCCTGTCACCGTACCTGTGGACGGGGAGTAAGTCCCCGAAGTGGTGACTTTCGTTAGGGTCAAGGTTTGCCCGTGGTGGGCAATCAGACGGGAGAAGTCT